AATAATAAATAAGGAGAAATATCTAATGGCAACATTAAGAGAAATGAGAGCTGAAAAAGCTCAAAAATCAGAAGATCTTGCAAAGATATTTGATTCTGTAAAAGATATGTCTGAACTTTCTTCTGATCAAAAAGAAGAAATCAAAAAGAGAAATAATGAGTTAGCAGAACTTGGCTTAAAAATTACTGAGTTATCAGAATATGAAGCAATGAAATCTGCTAATAAAGAAGAAATGGAATCTTCTAAAAAAGTTTCTGGAATGCCTGTTTATGGAGAGCCAGAAGTAAAAGCTCCAAAATCTCTTGGACAACAATTTATTGAATCAAATGCTTACAAGAGCTTTGTGGATCATGGAATTAAAAATATTCCAATGGAAACTAAAGCAACAGTTACAACTTCTGTTTGGACTAGAGACACAATCTACCAACAAGTTATACCTGCTATAGAGCCAAATCCAAATCCTGTATTAGACTTAGTTGATTCTATTAATACAGATCAAACAACTTACTATTTCCTCAGAGAGACAAGCACAAACAATGCTGCTGAAACTGCTGAGGGTAGTGCTGCTCCAGAAGATGTATTCAGCTACACAGCTGTAACAGCTCCTGTTGCTAAATTCATAACAACTCTTCCAATTACAGCAGAGTTACTTGAAGATCAAGCAGGTGCTAGAGCATACTTTGATGGCAGATTAGCAAATCATGTCCTACAAAGACTTGAAAAAGAATTTATTGGTGGAAATGGTACTTCACCAAACATTCAAGGTATTTTAGGAACAACAAATGTAAACCAAGTAATCTATGATGCAGTTACTTATCCAGCTTCTGTTGGTGGTAAATTAAGAGCTATCTTAGAGGGTATTAAAGACATTGAAGAGAATGGAAAATTATTCCCAGATGCAATGATTATGTCTCCTGGTGCTTATGAAGCATTAGCAGGACAAGTTGATGGAAATGATAACTTCATGCTTGGACAAGCTGCACAAGCAGGATCTCCAACTATTTGGGGTGTTCCTGTTGTTAAATCCACACAAATTGGATCAGCAGTTGGACAAGATTCTGATGTTCTTATTGGTAAATTTGGTGGTGGACTTGCAGTTAACCATGTATTCAGAAGAGGAATGGAATTACAAATTTCTGACTCTGCTGCTGATGGAGACTTTGGTAAGGATATCCTTACAGTCAAAGCTTCATTAAGATATGCAAGTGCTGTTTATAAACCACAAGCATTCACTAAAGTACAAGACATAGAATAAATTAAATTATGAATAAGCAGAGCCAAAGATTAGTAATGACTACTAATGTGATGAGCTCTGCTTTTCATACAGGAGATGAAAATATGAAAAAGGTAGAAAAACCATCAGAAATTGTTTGGAAATGTAACAGAACTAAAGTTTTTGCACAGGGAGAAAAGTCTCCATTTGTTGCTAGTGTTTTAGTTGCAGGTATGGGAGATCCAATTCCTGATGTTAAATTAGAAAAACCTAAGAAAAAAAACTTCAAAGAAAAAAGTAGAAAATAAAGCTGTAAAACCAGAAGAGGATAAATAATTAAATGGCTCATACTCAGTATGTAGATAAAGCAGATGTTAAGACTTGGCTTGGACTTAGTGGAACAGCACAAGATGATAACATTGATATTGCTATAAATGCTGCTTGTAGAGCCATTGATGATTTCTGTGGTAGAGAGTTTATTCAAACAGAAACAACACAAGATAGATATTATGATTGTGAGTTTGCTGATTATGCTTTTGTTGATGATATAGCAACAACTACAGGATTAGTAGTTAAAACACTTAATGAGGATGGAACAGATGACCAGACTCTAGTATTAAACACAGATTTTTATTTATATCCACTAAATGCAGATAAAGTAATTCCAACAATGCCATTTTATAAAATAGTTATGGCTATTGAAAATGGAGGAAAAGTATTACCAACTCACTTTCCTAAAGGTTTAAAAGTAACTGCAACATTTGGATTTCCAGATCAACATAATGCAGGAAGCTATATACCAGAAGCAATTACTCAAGCTGCATTAATTCAATCAGCAAGATTTTGGCAGAGAAAGAACTCTCCAATGGGATTTAGTGGTAATCCTGAAACAGGACAAGCTCCTGTTATATTTTTATCAGAACTAGATCCAGATGTTAAAACACTTTGTAAGAAATTTAAGAAAACAACAATCACATTAGCTTCAGGCAGACCATACACAGGATTAACTGCAATCAATAATCAAAGACAGTATGGTGTATGAAATTAACTTTAAATGGAGCTTTAGATCTATCTAGATCAATTAACAATCAATCTATCTGGAACAAGAGATCAGTAGATTATTTTAATAAATTAGGTAAAGATTTAAAAGAGGAAGCACAAGATAGACTTTCTTTACCACCATCTCCTAGATCACAAAAAGGTAGAGGTAATAAAAACACAGGTAATACTAGGAGAAATATAAAAGTAAATAAACTTGGAGAAACTAATGCTTTAAGAATGTCTGAGGGTATAGTATTACAATCTTTTAGTGAATATTCTAAGTTTATTCATGGAGAGCCAATATTTAGAAGTTTTAGACCTGTTAAAAAAACTAAACCATTCTTTCCTCCATATAAAAAAGGAACAAGTTTATATAAATGGGCAAATAAAGGAACTCCAAAAATGAGTGCTTTCTTAGTTGCTAGAGCAATATCAAAAAGAGGTTTAAAAATGAAACCATTTATTGGAGGAACTGTATTTGAAAACCAGAAGATGATTAAGAAAAGAGGGGATGAGATGTTAAGATTAATTGCAAGAGATATAGCTAGGAGTGTTAAATAATGGCTTTATTAACTTCAATTAGAGATGGTTTAAAAGCAAATTTAGAAACAATATCAGGATTAACTGCTTATGAGTATGTTCCAGATTGGATTGAGCCACCTATAGCTTTAGTAGCTCCAATTAATTCACTTAATTATGATTCAACAATGGCAAGAGGTGCTGATACCTATGAAATTCCTGTTATAGTATATATATCAAGAGTAGATGCTCAGCTCTCTCAGGATGCTGTAGATGGCTATTTAGCTTCATCTGGAGCTACTTCAGTTAAAGCAGCAATAGAGAGTGATCCAACTTTGGGAGGTGCAGCTATGTCTGTTAGAGTAGTAAGTGCAACTGATTATGGAGAATATGAAGTTACACAGGGAACAAGTTTCTTAGGTGTAACTTTTAATGTAGAGGTAATAGCTTAATGAAAGTAAAGATTTTAATAGGTAGTGATTTTTCACTAAATAAAAAAGATAAAAGAGTAGAAGCAGGAGAAGTTTTAGAACTCCCAGATAATATAGCTAAAGCATTAATCAAGAATAATGCAGCAGTTAAGTTTGATAGTAAAATGAGTAAAGAGGAAGAAGAATAATGCCAACTTTTAATCATGGAAAAAATGCTGTAGTTTTATTAGATGATACTAATCTTTCAACAACATTAACAGATGCAGCTTTATCATTAACAGCAGATGTAGCTGAAACTTCTACTTTTTCTGGTGGCATAAGTGCAGGTAAGACTTATGTTGCAGGACTTAAAGATGGCACAGTTTCACTTTCAGGTTATTTTGAAAGTTCAGATCCTGACGCAGATGCTGAGTTTTTATCTCAGCTAGGAGGATTTGGTGCAGCATTCTCATTAGCACCTATTGGATATACCAGAGGGAATGCTGTATCTTTTGGAAACACAATAGCAACTTCTTATGATAGAAGTGCAGATGTAGGATCAGTTGTTGCAGTAGCAGTAGCATTTCAATTTGATGGAGATGCTTATAATGGTAAGTCTTTATTGACTCCAACTGCTGTAACAGGTAGCTCTAATGAAGCAAGTGTGGATTTTGGAGCTGCAGGAACTAATGGTGGAGCAGGAGTTTTACATTGTGTAGCAAGTTCTGGAAGTCCAACATTAGATGTTAAAATACAAACAAGCACAGATGAAGCTGTTTGGAGTGATTATATAACTTTTACTCAAGCAACAGGAACTACTTCTGAGCTTATAACAAGTGCAACTAATCCTAATCAGTATGCAAGAGCAGTTCTAACTTTTGGTGGAACAGGCTCTATAACTGCAGCTATAGGATTTGCACATAAATAAATTAAGGAAAATAGGAGAAAGATAAATGCCAACATTTACACATGGAAAGAATGCAGCTTTTAAAATAGATGACTCTGGTGGAACTTTAAGAGATATCTCTGATGTTTTAACAGATGTTGCTGTTTCAAGAACTGCAGATGTAGCAGAGGTTTCAGCATTCTCTAATAGTTCTAAAGCTTATGTAGCAGGACTAAAGGATGCAACAATC